ATGGAGAGACTGAAATGCCCAAGGTGCGGAAAGCGTGTCATGGATATCCGCACGGAATCCCCGAAGCCAGTGGAGGCACAGACCAGATGCCCGAACTGCAATCATATTGTTACGGTGTACTGGGAACCAAAGAGTAAGAGGAAAGAGAAAGATAAAAAATAGGTACATAGGAGGGACGGCTTCTGCGAAAGTGCGGGGCCGTTCTTTTTTTGCGCTGCGGTGTTTATCCTGCCAGGAATGGGGAATACTTGGATTATGCATGGAAAATTATGGCATGGATGCCGTGCCGCTGTACCTGCAGTGGCAGGAAGGAGGCGGCGTGGGAGAAACGAAGGTATGTCCGCTTTGCAACAGGAGGCTCCTGGACGTGAAGCGGGACCGGGCATATGAGGTCATTTTTGAACTGCGATGTCCGCACTGCGGGAAGATTGTGAGGATTGTGCTGCCAGCCCGTGAGGGTTGAAAAACTGAATGTATTTTTACGACCGAGCGAGTGGGACCGCATAGTGTCGAGTCACCGAATGGCCGGAGTAAAGCTAGGAATCAAGTAGCTTACTCCGGCCTTTTTTTGGTTTTACGGTAATGTCCCATACAGAGCTTTTGGCGTTTCTGGCTTTACGAAGGCGTAAAGAAAGGAATGCTTTATGTCTGAAAAGAGGATCATTACTATCAGGTCTGGGAACGAGGAAGTCAGAATGGAGGTTAGGGAGGAAGAGTATCAGCGGTATTTCCGCCCGTGGTGGAGGCAGAAGAAGAGGGAGCAGAGGAACCGGGAGGCGATGGAGGAAAAGGGGTATACGGAAGAGTCTTATGAGGCGTGGAGGGACGATGCGGCGGAGGATATGGGGATTGCGGATACGGGGCAGCCGGATATGGATGATCTGCTGGAGAAGGAGATGTTGCTTGGAGTGCTGGAGGAAGCGCTGGATTCCCTGATGCCAGAAGAAAGGGAGCTGGCCCTGAAAGTGTTCGGGGAGCAGGTGCCGGTGAGCGAGTTTGCGAAGGAGCGTGGAGAGCCCAGGACAACGGTGTCTTCCCGGAAGGTTTCGGTGCTGGGGAAGCTGCGGGCGTATTTCCGGGGGAAGGGGCTGGATGTGTGAGCCGGCCGGCGGTTCGACAATAAGGGATAGGCATGTCGAATGTTTTTTGAAAAAGTTTTGAAAATTGTTCGTCACATTTGAAAAAAGTGTCATTACGGGAAGTAGAGGGGTAAGTTTTGCTGCCTTTCAAAACGGGAAGGAAGGAGGCCGGGATTTATGGAAAATTCGCAGGAACTGATCGGGATTCTGCAGGCGATCAGCATTGTGGCGAAGAGCCTTGCGGTGAAGCTGATGAAGATTGATCGGGAGATTAGGGCGTATGAGTCCGCCGGGGAAGGGACCCGGGGCAGAAGGAAAATGAAGAAAGGAAAGTGACGGTATGTCTGAAAGGAAAAAGGTGTTTATCTGCAGCCCTTTCCGTGGGGACATGGAGGGGAATGCGAGGAAGGCGGCCGGGTACTGCCGGACGGCCTGGGAAGAAGGGGTTCTGCCTGTTGCGCCGCATCTGCTGTTCCCGCAGTTTCTGAATGAGGGGATTGAGGCGGAGCGGCAGGCGGGGCTTGCCATGGGGCTGGAACTGCTCCTTTGCTGTGACGAGGTGTGGGTGTTCGGGGAGGCCACGGAAGGGATGGCTTCGGAGATCGCCTTTGCCGTGGAGCAGGGGATCGGGGTGCGGTTCATGGAGCCGGAGGAACTGGAAGGAGGCGGCGCGTATGGAGATGGTGCTTGTGCTGACGCATCTGACGGGGAGTGAGGAACTGGACCGGCAGAGGGCGGAGGAATACTGCCGGTATGCGGCCCATAAGGGGAAGATACCGGTGAGCCCGTTTCTGTGTTTCCATGGCATTTTCAAGGATGAGCTTGGGAGCGCGGTGGAGGGCATCCTGGTCTCCCGGCTGATGGAGAAGGCGGACGGGATCTGGGTGTTCGGCTTTGAGAGGGGCGAGCGGCGCAGGCTGATGGAGGCAGAGGTACGGAAGATGTACGGGGAGAAGGCGCAGTATTTCAGCCATCCGGAGATCGGGAAGGAGCTGCTGGTGTGCGCGATGTATTCCGAGGAACTGATAGAGCGTCTGGAAGATATGGAGGGATTGTGATGATGGGAAATGAATTGTTAAGGATCGCGGACGGGTTTTCCATGGTGGCGGACGGGCTTAGAGGGCTTGCCGGTATGGAGTGGAATGGTGCTGTTGATATGGCGGAGAAGGATGCGGCTGTGTCGGAGAGCGCAGGAGCCGTGGATACGGACGGGAATGCGGAAGCGGATTCTGGGGCGGCCGGCGCTTCGGATGCTGGGAAGGGGCAGAAGGCCGGGAAAGAGGATAAGAAGGCGGCGGATGTTAAGAAAGAGAAGGCTGTTGCCATTGAGGACGTGCGGGCTGTGATGGCGCAGAAGACCCAGGAGGGGAAGTCGAAGGAAATCAAGGAGCTGCTGCAGAAGTACGGGGCGGTGAAACTGTCGGCGGTGGACCCGGAGCATTACCCGGCGCTTTTGAAGGAAGCGAAGGTGCTTTGATATGGGAAGACATGCGTTATTATCGGCCTCTTCTTCTAAGCGGTGGCTGAACTGTACGCCGTCCGCACGGCTGGAAGAACAGTTTGCGGAAGAGACGGGGAACAGCGTGTATGCGGAGGAAGGGACTGCCGCCCATGCCCTTGCGGAGCATAAGCTGAAACGGAGCCTGAAAAGGCGTTCTAAGCGTCCGGTGTCGGATTATCAGTGTGACGAGATGGAGGAATGCACGGATGGGTATGTGTCCTATGCCATGGAGCAGGTGGAGCTTGCCAGGCAGGAGTGTAAGGACCCGGTGGTGCTGATTGAGCAGAGGCTGGACTATTCGGCCTATGTGCCGGAGGGGTTCGGTACGGGGGACCTGCTGATCGTGGCGGACCGGGTGCTGACGGTGGTGGACTTGAAGTACGGGAAGGGCGTTGCAGTGGACGCGGAATGGAACCCGCAGATGATGCTGTATGGCCTGGGGGCGCTGGAGCTGTTCGGGGCTATCTATGATATTGATACGGTACGTATGACGATTTATCAGCCGCGTCTGGAATCGGTGAGTACCTGGGAGATTTCCGTACCGGAATTGATGGAGTGGGTGGAGACGGAGCTGAAGCCGAAAGCCCAGCTTGCCATCAATGGGAAAGGAGAGTTTAAGAGCGGTTCCTGGTGCCGGTTCTGCAAGGCGAAGGATACCTGCAGGGCCAGGGCGGAGGAATATTTGAGGCTGGCGCAGATGGAGTTTAAGGCTCCGGCGCTTCTGACGGATGATGAGATCGCGGAGGTGCTGAAAGTGGCGGACGAGCTTGCCAGGTGGTCTGCGGACGTGTATGCCTATGCCCAGGACGAGGCCGTGACCAGAGGGAAGAAGTGGGACGGCTTCAAGCTGGTGGAGGGCAGAACCTGCCGGAAGTATACGGACGAGGAAGAGGCGGCGGAGGCGGCTGTGGCTGCCGGGTACACGGATATCTATAAGAAGTCGCTGATCGGGATTACGGAGATGGAGAAACTGATGGGAAAAAAGAGGTTTGCGGAGATTCTTGGGAAGCTGGTGTATAAGCCCCAGGGCAAGATCACGCTGGTACCGGAATCGGACAAGAGGCAGGAAGTAATGGCAGCAACCGCAGAGGCGGATTTTAAGGAGGAATGAATATATGAGTAACGAAAATATGAACCTGACAAAAGTGATCGTACCTTGCAGATTTTCTTATCTGCACTGCTGGGAGCCCAATGCGGTGAATGACGGGGACCCGAAGTATTCGGTGTCGGCAATTATCCCGAAGTCGGACACGGAGACCATTGGGAAGATCAAGAGAGCCATTGAGCAGGCGAAGAAGGATTCGGTTTCCAAGTGGGGCGGGAAGGTCCCGGCGAATTTGAAGCTGCCCCTGCGGGACGGGGATATTGACCGCCCGGAGGATGAGGCTTATGCGGACAGCTATTTCTTTAATGCCAACAGCAGGCAGGCGCCGCAGGTGGTGGATAAGAACGTGCAGCCAATCCTGGATCAGTCGGAGGTGTATTCCGGGTGTTATGGGCGGATCAGCGTGAATTTTTACGGGTTCAACAGCAATGGGAACCGTGGGATTGCGGCCGGGCTGGGAAATATCCAGAAGCTGCGTGACGGGGAATCCCTGGGCGGGAGGACGAGCGCGGAGGATGATTTTGACGCGGTGGAAGTGGACGAAGAGGAAGATTTCCTTGGGTAGATGTATCAGGGCGGCGGGGGACTGCCGCCCGTTTCCCGGCGGGGAGAAATGCAGGAGGAAGGGAGCCGTGGCGTTATGGGACGGATTTTAGAGATGGATATTGAGACGTTTTCGGATGTGGATTTGATTAAGTGCGGGGTCTACGCTTATGCGGACAGCCCTGCTTTTGAAGTCCTGCTGTTTGCCTATTCCTTTGACGGTGGGGAGACCAGGGTGATAGATCTGGCGCAGGGGGAGGAACTGCCGGGGGAAGTTGCGGAGGCGGTTTTTGACGGTTCTGTGGTGAAGACGGCGTTCAATGCGAATTTTGAGCGGACGTGCCTTTCTAAGCATTTCGGGAGGTATCTTCCGCCGGATTCCTGGCACTGCAGCGCAGTCCAGGCGGCGGTGCTGGCGCTGCCCCGATCCCTGGAGGACGTGGGCGCGGTGCTGGGACTGGACGAGCAGAAGATGAAGGAGGGGAGGGAGCTGATCCGGTATTTCTGTGTGCCGTGTAAGCCGACGAAGGCCAACGGCGGCAGGAGGCGGAACCTGCCATGCCATGCGCCGGAGAAGTGGGAGCTGTTCAAGACTTACTGCATGAGGGACGTGGATGTGGAGAAAGCGATACGGAGGAAGCTGTATAAGTTCCCGATTCCGGAGGGTGAGATGGAGCTGTACCGGCTGGACCAGAGGATCAATGACCGGGGCGTGCTGGTGGATATGGGGCTGGTGCGGCAGGCGGTTGTCTGTGAGCGTCTGCATAAGGAGGTTGTGACGAGGCGGGCGTATGAGCTTACCGGCTTGGAGAATCCCAATTCCGTGGCGCAGTTGAAGGGCTGGCTGGGGGAGAACGGAGTGGAGGCGGAGAGCCTGTCCAAGAAAGCGGTGTCGGAGATGATCGGAGAATCGGACGGGGAAGTGGAGGAACTTCTGCGGCTGCGGCTTTTGATGGCGAAGACTTCCGTGAAGAAATATGAGGCCATGAAGCGGTCTGTCTGTTCGGACGGGCGGGTGCATGGTTTGTTGCAGTTTTATGGGGCGAACCGGACCGGGAGATGGGCGGGGAGGCTGGTGCAGGTCCAGAATCTGCCCCAGAACCATATTGAGGACCTGGAGCTGGCGAGAAGGCTTGTGAGGGAGGGCAGGTTTGAGGATGTGGAAATGCTTTATGATTCCACGCCAAACGTGCTGTCGGAATTGATACGGACGGCGTTTGTGCCGGAGCCGGGGTGCCGGTTTGTGGTGGCGGATTTTTCTGCCATTGAGGCAAGGGTGCTGGCGTGGCTTGCCGGGGAGACGTGGCGGTTGGAGGTGTTTTCTTCCCATGGGAAGATTTATGAGGCTTCGGCGGCTGCCATGTTCCATGTGCCGGTGGAGGAAGTGACGAAGGGCTCCCCGCTGCGGCAGAAGGGGAAGATCGCGGAGCTTGGCCTGGGATACGGCGGGGCGGCAGGGGCGCTGGTCTCCATGGGGGCTTTGGATATGGGGCTTTCCGAGGATGACCTGCCGCCCCTGGTGGCTGCGTGGCGCAGGGCGAACCCGCATATCACGCAGTTCTGGTGGGACGTGGATAAGGCAGCCGTGGAGGCCGTGACGAAGAGGACGGGGACACGGGCAGGGAGGATCGGGTTTGAGTATCGGAGCGGGATTCTGTTTGTCATGCTGCCGTCCGGCAGGAAGCTGGCGTATGTGAAGCCCAGGATGGCGGTGAATAAGTTCGGGCGGGCGGGCCTGACTTATGAGGGGATTCTGGAAAATAAGAAGTGGGGACGGATTGAGACCTACGGGCCGAAGCTGGTGGAGAATATCGTGCAGGGGACGGCCAGGGACCTGCTGGCGGAAGCCATGCTGCGGGTGGAGAAGAGGGGCTATCCCATTGTGATGCACTGCCATGATGAGATCATTGCGGAGGTGCCGGAGGGCATGGGTTCCGTGGAAGAGATGTGTGGGGTGATGGCGGTCCGGCCTTCCTGGGCGGAGGGGCTGCCGCTTCGGGCGGACGGGTATGAGTGCCCGTTCTATCAGAAACAGTAGGAGGACATTTTCATGGGGTACGGGAATGATATGGGAAGAAGGACAGGGGGTATGTGTGTATGAAGGTTTATGTTTCTACGGGCAATTCGAGGATGGAGAAGCGGTGGAACGGCGGGGAGATGGAGCTGGAAGATTTTGTTCAGAGAATTTCCCGGACGATACGGACGGCGGAGACGGTGGAGCAGTACCGGAAGCTGTCCAAGGCGAGGCAGGATTCCATCAAGGACGTGGGCGGCTTTGTGATGGGGAAGCTGAAAGGCGGCAGGCGGAAGAAGGACTGCGTGGTGTTCCGGTCCGCCCTGACGCTGGACATGGACCATGCCGAGGCGGATATCCCGGAGCGGATGGAGATGTTCTTTGACTTCCGGTGCCTGATCTATTCCACGCATAAGCATACGCCGGAGAGTCCCAGGTTCCGGCTGGTGGTCCCGCTGTCCAGGAATGTGTCGCCGGACGAGTATGCGGCGGTGGCGCGGAAGGTGGCGGAGGACATCGGCATGGAGATGTTTGACGATACCACTTATGAGCCGTCCCGCCTGATGTACTGGCCGTCCACGTCTGCGGACGGGGAGTTTGTGTTCCGGGATATCGAAGGAGAGATACTGGATCCGGACACGGTGCTCTCCAGGTATAAGGACTGGCGGGATTCTTCGGAGTGGCCGGTGAGCGGGCGGCAGCAGGCGGTGGTCTTGAGGGAGATGAAGAAGCAGGCGGACCCGCTCTCCAAGGAGGGCGTGGTCGGGGCGTTCTGCCGGACGTACAGCATCGAGGAAGCGGCGGAGGTGTTCCTGGCGGACGTGTATAAGCCGAGCGCCATGCAGGGGCGGTATGATTATGTACCGGCGGATTCCCAGGCGGGGGTGGTGGTTTATGAGGGGAAGTTTGCGTATTCCCACCATGCCACGGACCCGGCCTGCGGGAAGTTGATGAATGCTTTTGACATGGTGCGTATCCATAAGTTTGGGGAGCTGGACGTGAGGGCTCCGGAGGATACGGAGGCTTCTAAGCTGCCGTCCTTTAAGGCTATGAGCGAGTTTGCGGTCAGTGACGAAAAGGTGAAGCTGACGCTGGCAGAGGACAGGGCGCAGTCTGCCCGGAAGGAGTTTTCTTCGGAAGATGACTGGCGCAAGGGGCTGGAACTGGACCGGCAGGGGAAGGTGAAGGACACGCTGGACAATCTGGTACTGGCAATCCGGCATGATGAGGGCCTGCAGTCCATCGCTTTTAATCTGCACCGGGATGGGATTGATGCCGGGGAGAGCCTGCCCTGGAAGCAGATCAAGCCGGGGTGGAATGACTCTGATTTTGCGTCTTTGAAAGTTTATCTGAATAAGGGGTACGGGGTGTATGCGCCCACGAAGACGAAGGACGCTCTGCTGGCTGTGGCTTCGGAGCGGGCGTATCATCCGGTGAAGGAGTATCTGGATGCCCTGCCGGAGTGGGACGGGGTGAAGCGGGTTGACACGCTGCTGACGGATTATCTGGGGGCGGAGGATTCCGCATATACAAGGGCGGTCATTAGAAAGACGCTGGCGGCGGCCGTGGCGAGGATCTACCAGCCGGGGACGAAGTTTGACAGTGTGCTGATTTTAAACGGGCCGCAGGGGATCGGGAAGTCCACGCTGTTTGCCAGGCTTGCGGGGGCGTGGTTTTCGGACAGCCTGACGCTTACGGACATGCGCGATAAGTCGGGGCCGGAGAAGCTGCAGGGGTACTGGATTCTGGAACTGGGGGAGCTTGCCGGGATGAAGAAGACGGACGTGGAGACGGTGAAGTCTTTTCTTTCCAGGGTGGATGACAAGTACCGGGCCAGCTATGGGCTGAATGTGGAGAGCCACCCAAGGCAGTGCGTGATTGTGGGGAGTACGAACACGGAGAGCGGGTTTTTACGGGACATTACCGGGAACCGGCGCTTCTGGCCGGTGCGGGTAAACGGTGAGAGCGAGAGGAAGCCGTGGCAGATTTCCGGGGAGGACGTGCTGCAGGTATGGGCGGAGGCGAAGGCCGTCTATGAGAGCGGGGAGCGGCTGTATCTGGAAGGGGACGTTGCGGCCATGGCTGTATCCGAGCAGGCGGAGGCTATGGAGACGGATGACCGGGAAGGGCTGGTGCGGACGTACCTTGACACGCTCCTGCCGGAGAACTGGGGCTCTATGAGTTTATATGACCGGAGGAATTTTTTGAACGGCAGCGAGTTTGGGGAGGAACGGCAGACGGGTACGGTGCGCCGGATGGTGGTGTGCAACATGGAGATCTGGTGTGAGTGCTTCGGGAGGGAGTCCTCTGCGCTGAAAAAGATAGATTCCTATGAGATCAGCGGCATCATGCGGAAGATTGAGGGCTGGGGGAAATATACGGAGACGAAGAACGGGATGTCCGGCTTTCCAATCTATGGGAAACAGCGGGCATATGTGCGGGAACAAGACAGGGAATAGACGGAACAAGTCTGCCTGTATGGGAACAAGCCGGAAGGGAACGAGCGGAACAAGAGGGAGTTTGTTCTGACGGTAGTTCCCGTACAAGGGATTCCGTAAAATCAAGGGTTGCGGGGCGGTCTGGAACAAGGGAACAAGAATCTCTTAGTGGGGTATGGGTAATAAGAAAAAGAAGCATATAGGTACGTGTTATATACACGTATAAGGTATAAGGGATTTTTTGTATCCATGTTCCGGGCTTTGTTCCGTGACGGGACGGAGGTGTCTGGATGAGGGAGAATGAGATTGAACGGCGGCTAGCCGTATCAGTGAAAAAGCTGGGAGGCATGGCGGTGAAGTTCGTCTCTCCCGGCTTGGATGGGGTGCCGGACCGGATTGTCTTACTGCCGGGGAGGAAGATTGCTTTTGTGGAGTTGAAGGCCCCTGGGAAGAAGCCAAGGCCCTTGCAGGAGAAGAGGAAGCGGCAGTTGGAGGGGCTGGGGTTTCCGGTTTATGTGATAGATAAGGCAGAGCAGATCGGAGGTGTGCTGGATGAGATATGTTCCCCATGAGTATCAGGAGTATGCGAAGGAGTTTATCATCAGGGAGAAGGTGAGTGCCTTGTTTTTGGACTGCGGGCTTGGGAAGACGGTGATCACGCTGACGGCGGTGTGGGAGCTTCTGTTTGACTATTTTGATATCCGTAAGGTGCTTGTGATTGCGCCGCTGCGGGTGGCGAGGGATACCTGGGGCGGCGAGCTGGAGAAGTGGGAGCATCTGTCCGGGATTGGGCTGTCAAAGGTGCTGGGGCCGGAGAAGGAGCGGCTGGCGGCTTTGGAGCGGGAGGCGCAGGTGTATGTCATCAACCGGGAAAATGTGGAGTGGCTGGTGGATTTCTGCAGGTGGGATTTTGACATGGTGGTGATTGATGAGCTGTCTTCTTTCAAGTCCCATAAGGCGAAGCGGTTTAAGGCGCTAAAGAGGGTGCGGCTGAAGGTGAGGCGGATAGTGGGGCTGACCGGGACGCCGGCGCCGAACGGGCTGATCGACTTATGGGCGGAGATCGGGCTGCTGGACATGGGGCAGAGGCTTGGGCGGTTCATCGGCGGATACCGGGAGCGGTTCTTCCTGCCGGATAAGCGGAGCAGACAGATGGTGTTCTCCTACAAGCCCAGGGACGGGGCGGAGGAAGCAATCTATGGATTGATCTCTGATATCTGTATCAGCATGAGGGCGTGTGACTATCTGGATATGCCGGAGTGTGTTTATAACCGGGTGGAGGTTGCCATGAGCGGGAGGGAGATGGAGCTGTATGGGAAGCTGGAGAAAGATATGCTGCTGCCATTTGCGGACGGGGATATTGACGCGGTGAACGCTGCCGGGCTCTCCAACAAGTTGCTGCAGATGGCGAACGGCGCGGTCTATGATGAGAACGGCAGGGTGAGGCGTATCCATGACCGGAAGCTGGAGGCTCTGGAGGATTTGGTGGAGGCGGCGAACGGGAAGCCGGTGCTGGTGGCTTACTGGTACAGGCATGACCTGGAGCGGATAAGGGAGAGGGTGGAGGCCGTGGAGCTGGATACGGCGGAGGATATGCGGAGGTGGAATGCCGGGGAGATTCCGGTAGCGGTGATCCACCCGGCGTCCGCAGGGCATGGGCTGAACCTGCAGGCGGGAGGCTCCACGCTGGTATGGTTCGGGCTTACCTGGTCTTTGGAACTGTACCAGCAGATGAACGCAAGGCTGTGGAGGCAGGGGCAGGAGGATACGGTGGTGGTCCACCATCTGATTGTGAAGGGAACGCTGGATGAGCGGGTGATGGCGGCTCTGGAGAGGAAGGACTGCGGGCAGGCGGCGCTTGTGGAAGCGGTGAGGGCGAGGATTGGAGGCGAAAAGGATGGAGACAGAGAAACTGTTTAAGGAATACCAGAGCTGGAAGAAGGACATGGGGCTTCTGGAGTTTGAGATTTCCCGGTTCCGGGGTGTGCCGTATGAGGACGTGATAAGGAGCATGTGCCTGTCACAGTCCCAGGGGGAGCGGGTGCAGGGCGGCGGGACTTCCGATAAGACCGGGAATGCGGCGGTGAAATACCGGCAGGTAAAGGAGCGTCTGGATGATGACTGGTTTGATTACCTGCTTGGGAGGTATCAGGCGGTGAAGGAAGAACTGGAATTTTTTGAGTATGCCGTGGGGCAGTTGAGCGGGAGGCTGCCGGAGGTGGTGCGGGATATGGTGATGGAGGATATGACGTGGCGGGAGATGGCGGAAAAGTATAATGTGAGCGAAACGATGATAGCGAAGTACCGGAAGAAAGCGCTGGCGGAGATGAAAGAGCTGTACCGGATACGGGAGAAGACGGCAGGGCGGTATCTTTTGGACTGACCGGCGGGGTCTGGTTTAGTAATGGTTGGGTAATGGTTTAGTAAAGGTACAGTAAGGGTTTATTGAAAGTTTATTGGAAGCTGTGGTATTCTTAGAATGCGAAGAACTGTAAGGAGCTCTGTGGATATGTCCATGGGGCTTTTTCTTTTGTCTTTGCGGGGCGGCGGGCTTCATCCTTTCACCGCCGCCCTTTTTGGGATTGAGAGGATGGAAGGGAGATCATGATGGATTGTTTTGCGTTGTGCGGGAATGGGCACTGCGGCGTGATCGGAAGGCAGTGCCAGGGGAAGCCCTGCGGTTTTCATAAGACGAAGGAGGAACAGGAGCGGTCCCTAGAGAAAGCAAGGGAGAGGCTTAGGAGCCTGCCAGAGCATCAGCAGGACGCCATAGCGGATAAGTATTACGGCGGAGTGAGGCGGTGGTGATTATGCCGAGAAGGCCGAAGAAGCCGTGTAAGCATCCGGGATGCCCGGAGCTGACGGACGGTGATTTCTGTGAGGAACATGCCAGACTGCACAGAGCGGACCGTGCGGACGCTTCCGGGCGTGGATATGACAGCAGGTGGCGGAAGGCAAGGAAACTTTTTCTGAAACGGCATCCCCTGTGTGAGAAGTGTAAGGAGCAGGGACGGTTCATGAAAGCGGAAGTGGTTGACCATATCGTGCCACACAGAGGGGATGGGAAGCTGTTCTGGGATGAGGGAAACTGGCAGGCGCTCTGTAAGAGCTGCCATGACAGCAAGACCATGACCGAGGACAGGTATCAGGAATATAGGTACTGACGGCAGAAAAGCCCTGGGAGCTTCCAGGGCTTTTGCGGTACAGGCTGTTCTTATCATGCGGGTTCGGCGGGACATTCTGATTCCGGCGGCGCGGGGTGGATGTGTATGGAGCCTTCTTCATAGTCCACCTGCAGGCGGTCCCCGATGTGGAAGCCGAGGGATTCCAGCCAGTTTCCTTCTATCTGGATTTTAGGTGTCCGGATGTATTTGGTGTCGTCAAAAGGATTTTTGGGATAGGTAAGTCGTGAGGAAGTGATTACTTTTATCAGCTTTGATTTCATAGACATGTGCCTCCTTTGGATTTGGTGTGGTGCTGACTATTATTTTACCGGGGAAACGTGCGGATCTCCAGCGAAATCTGGCCGGTGATTTCCACAAAGATTTTTCCCGTGAGCTGTGGGTTCTGCCTGAGGCCGGAGGGGAGGGGCGGTGCAAATCTCCAGAAGCCGTCCCCCTGGACACCGCCGCCCCCTCAAACGTGAATTTTCGCAGATATTGACAGGGGGGATAGGCGGCACATGATCCTGGCATACATAAATGCGGGATTTACAAGGATTCCGGCGGATTATTCCGTACCTGAAATCTCTGTAAATCCTGCATTTTGGTGCTGAAAAACTATCGGAAAAAGGTGGTTTTTCGGCTCTTTTTGTTTTGGGGGTGAAGGTATGACGAAGGAACAGGCGGAGCGGATCAGGGAGCTACGTATGCAGGGGAAGGGCTATAAGGCTGTTGCTTCTGCCGTGGGGCTGTCCCGTGACATTGTGCGGAATTACTGTAAGGCGAACGGGATGGAAGGCTATGGGGAAGCCGCGAAGCTGAACATGCAGAGAGAGATGGCGGAGAATGGTGCCGCCATGCCGGGTGCATGAGGACGGCGGAAAGGAAAAGCTGTATGCGGCTTCGCTGTCCGGCGGGAAGGATTCCACGGCCATGGTCCTGCGGCTGGTGGAGGAAGGCTGGCCTTTGGATTTTGTGATGTTCTGTGACACGGGGCTGGAATTTCCCCAGATGTATGAGCATGTGGAAAGGCTGGAAAAGGCCCTGCCGGTCCCGGTGGTGCGTCTGAAAGAGGAAAAGGGCTTTGAGTATTACCTGCTCCGTTATACGCCGGAACGGAAAGACCCAGATTCTCCTTATGCGGGTATGCCGGGGATGAGTTGGGCAGGTCCCAGGAACCGCTGGTGTACGTCCGTGTTGAAGACGGCGGTGATTGGCAGGTATCTGTCAGGGCTTAGAAAGAAATATGACATTGTGCAGTATATCGGCATAGCGGCGGATGAGCCGCAGAGAGTGAGGGAGTACCGGTATCCCCTGGTGGAATGGGGGATGACAGAGAAGGACTGCTTGGATTACTGCTATGTGCGGGGGTATGACTGGGGCGGGCTGTACCGTTTGTTTGACCGGGTGTCCTGCTGGTGCTGCCCTCTGCAGGGGCTGGAGGAACTGCGGACGCTGCGCCGGGAGTTTCCGGAGCTGTGGAGCCGGCTTCTGGAATGGGAAACCAAAACCTGGCGGAATTTCCGGAAGGATTTTTCCGTGCAGGAGCTGGAGGTCAGGTTCCGGTTTGAGGAAGAACGGATACGGGAGGGAAAACGTATCCGGGGGAAGGATTTTTTTAAGGAGCTGTATGGGAGGTTGGGCAGAAATGGAGACAGGGCAGAAATATAATATCGTCTATGCCGATCCTCCGTGGCGGTATGATAATAAGCGGGTGCAGGGCGGAGCGGAGAAGCATTACGGGACAATGAGTACAGAAGAGATCTGCGGGCTGCCTGTGTCGGATATCTGCGCGGAAAACTGTACGCTGTTTTTGTGGGTTACGTTCCCGCAGTTGCCGGAGGCCCTGCGTGTGATGGAGAGCTGGGGGTTCCGGTATAAGACGGTGGCTTTCGTGTGGCTGAAACAGAACCGGAAGTCTCCGGGCTGGTTTTACGGTCTGGGGTTCTGGACTAGGGGGAATGCGGAGATTTGCCTGCTGGGAGTGAAAGGGCATCCCAGGCGTAGGTCTGCCCGTGTCCACCAGTTTATCATTTCTCCTCTGGAAGCGCACAGCAAGAAGCCGGACGAGACGAGGGAGAAGATCGTGGAATTGATGGGAGACCTTCCGAGGGTGGAACTGTTTGCAAGGCAGCGTGTCCCCGGCTGGGAAGCGTGGGGGAATGAGGTGGAGAGCAGTGTTGTCCTGGAACCGGAAGGAAGCGGAAGAGAGAAGAGCGGGGAGGTGGACTGACCATGGGAAGGCTTACGTTTCTGGATATCTGTTCGGGGATCGGCGGGTTCCGGCTGGGGCTGGAATGGGCCGGGCATAAGTGTATCGGGTATTGTGAGTATGATAAATTTGCAAGGGCTTCTTATGAGGCCATGTATGATACGGAGGGAGAATGGAAGGCGGAGGATGTGACGAAGCTGACGCCGGAAGAGATTCCTTATGCGGATGCGTGGTGCTTCGGGTTCCCCTGCTTTGAGGCCGGGACGCTGGTGATGACGGACCAGGGGTATAAATGTATTGAGGATATTCGGGAGGGAGACAGGGTGCTGACGCATAAGGGCCGGTTCCGTCCGGTGGTGAGGCCCATGAAGCATAGGGCCGGTGAGATTTATGAGCTGGATGTTTTCGGCGTGGAGAATCTAAGAGTGACCGGGGAGCATCCGTTTCTGGTAAAAGACGGGGATTCTGCCAAATGGAAAGCCGTACAGGAACTGGAGGCAGGTGATCTGATCGCGGTTCCGGTGAATAACAAGGCAGAGTTGCCAGAGTGGGACGGGATTACTTATGAGCGGCATGGGAAAGAATATAAGCTGGATAATCTTGATTTGAATAGCCCTGATTTCTGGTGGTTCGTGGGCTGTTACATGGGGGACGGCTGGTATCGTGTCACCAAGAGGAAGAATGCGCCTGATAATTACCGGGTGGTGGTTGCCTGCAACGAGGAAAAGCTGGAACGGCTGAAAAGGCATGTGGACGGAATGTTCCGTTACAGCGTGGCGAAGGAGCGGACAGCTTATAAGGTGCATTTTACGAATAAAGAGCTGACGGTGTTTTTGATGCGGTTTGGGAAAGGCGCGGGAGGAAAGCGGCTGACGGATGCGGTTTTCGATCTGCCGGAGGATCTGCTGCGGGCGTTTCTGGAAGGGTATTTTGAGACGGACGGGTGCATTGTGGGAAAGTATCGTCAGGCATCCACGATTTCCAGGGAGCTTGCTTATGGAATCCGGGACTGTGTGCATAAGGCGTACCGTATGCCCTGTGCGGTTTACAGAAATAAGATGCCGGAGACCTGCGTGATCGAGGGCAGGACGGTACGGCAGCATGATTTTTATACGGTGAGGTTCAAGGAAGGGCGGTCTGAAAGGGACGGCTCTTTTTTCATGGACGGATATGTCTGGTGCCGTTTCAGGGGCAGCAGGAAGGTCCCGTTTGACGGATATGTCTACAACATGGAGGTGGAAGATGACAATTCATACACAGCAGGAGGGCTGGCAGCCCACAACTGCCAGGATATCTCCATCGCAGGAAAGCAGAGAGGGCTTAGAGGAAAAAGAAGTGGAATCTATTACAGCATTATTGACCTCATCAAAGGCAAAGAGGAAAGTGATAAGCCCACATACCTACTTGTTGAGAACGTTAAGAACCTGTTATCAGTCAATGCAGGATTCGATTTTGCCGCCGTTCTCTCTGAAATGGACGAGGCAGGGTATGACGTGCGGTGGCAGGTGCTTAATTCTAAAGACTTCGGAGTCCCGCAGAACCGGGAGAGGGTATTCCTTATCGCAGTTCTTAGAAGCAGAGGCGGACGGGAAATATTACCTGTCACCGGAGAAGACGGCGGAGCTCTTAAAGAGGTTATAGGCGGGATGCAGGGATACCGGGTGTATGACCCGTCCGGGGTTTCGGTGAGTATCGGGGCGAATGGCGGCGGCATGGGCGCGAAGACCGGGCTGTACTGCGTGGGGAATGTGAACCCCAGCGGGAGGGGGATGAACGGATGTGTCTATGACGCAAAGGGGCTTGCGCCGGCTGTCACTACAAACAAGGGGCAGGGGAGCAAGGTGTTTGTGGACCAGACGCTGAACCATCCGAAGGTCACGGAGACCGCGCGGTGCCTGGTGGCATGTTATACCGGCAGGCTGATCAACTGGCGGGCGGTCAATTCCGGGGTATTGGAGACGGAAGGAGCAGAGCCGGGAGATGGGGACGCCGGTGTGCCGGAAGCCAGGGCGGTGCTGACGCCGGGCCGGGTGGAGAAGCGGCAGAACGGCAGGCGTATGAAGGAGGCCGGGGAGCCGATGTTCACGCTGACGGCGCAGGACCAGCATGGGGTTTATCTGACAGAAGAAGAGTCCGGGGATGCGGAGACGGCGCTGCCGGTGAGGAACGGCACGAAGCAGTGGTATGACCTGGCTTATCCGGGGGACGGCGTGTGCCTGTCGTATCCGAAGAGTGAATCCCGGCGGGGGCGTGTTGGAAAGGGCTGTTCGCAGACGCTGGATACGGGGTGCATGATGGGGACGGTGACGAAGTGCGGGAAGATACGGCGGCTGACGCCCCGTGAGTGTTTCCGCCTGCAGGGGTTCCCGGATGAGCTGTATGAGCGGGCGGCGGCTGTCAATTCGGAGACACAGCTTTACAAGCAGGCCGGGAATGCGGTCACGGCGACGGTGGCTTATGCGGTCGCCATGGCACTGCCGGAGAGCCGGGAGCTTCTGGCGCAGATGGAGGCTGTGTGGGAAGAGTTCGGGGATTCCGTGCGGGAGGCTGAATGGAATGGCGCTGATGGCTTTGTGCCGGGGACGGCATGGGAAGACTTTGGAGATTCTGCGGAGGAAATAGAGCAGGAAGGCTTTGAAGATTGTTTGTGTGAATCAGCATATGAAGGTTTTAAGGACATGGAGAAGGAAATTTTTGCAGGAAAGGTTCTTGGAGATTCCGGGACGGGGCCTGATGGGGATTTTGATTTTCTGAATTAAAAAGACTGTGCGTGAGCCGGTACGGAGGGAGGTGAGTGCGGTGGCGCAGAGAGGGCGGAAGCCGAAGCCTACGGCGGTGAAGGTGCTGGAGGGGAACCCTGGGAAGCGGGGGCTGAATGCCGGGGAGCCGAAGCCGGAGAAGAAGGCTCCGAGATGCCCGGCGTGGCTGGAAGCGGAGGCGAAGAAGGAATGGAAGCGGATGGCGAAGCAGATGGAGCGGCTTGGGATTCTGACGGAGATTGACATGGCGGCTTTTGCGGGATACTGCCAAGCGTATGCCAGGTGGAAGGAAGCGGAGGAATATATTTCAGAGCATGGGGCGATCATGGAGACGCCTTCGGGGTACTGCCAGCAGGTCCCGCAGGTGTCCATTGCGCAGACTTACCTGAAAATCATGAACCGGTTCTGTGAGCAGTTCGGGCTTACGCCTTCTTCCCGGAGCCGGATCGTGGTGGATGCCGGGGAGGATAAGGAGAGCGACGCCATGGAGCTCCTGTTGTTCAAGGGAGGCGGTGGATAGTGTTTGACGAGGCGAAGGCGCAGAGGGCGGTGGAGTTTATCCGCTGCCTGAAACATACGAAGGGGAGATGGCGGGGGCAGGCCTTTGACCTGCTGCCGTGGCAGGAGACGATCATCAGGGACGTGTTCGGGACGGTGAAGGAGGACGGGTTCCGGCAGTATAATACGGCCTATGTGGAGATCCCGAAGAAGAACGGGAAGTCGGAGCTGGCGGCAGGGGTGGCGCTTTACATGACCTGCGGGGACAATGAGTGGGGCGCGGAGGTTTACGGCTGTGCTTCTGACCGGCAGCAGGCTTCCATTGTGTTTGACGTGGCGGTGGACATGGTGGACCAGTGCCCGGCGTTAAAGAAGAGGATCAAGCCGGTGATGTCGGTGAAGCGGCTGGTGTATAAGCCCACGAACAGTTTTTACCAAGTGCTTTCTGCGGAGGCTTATACGAAGCATGGGCTGAATGTCCATGCGGTGATCTTTGACGAGCTGCACAGCCAGCCGAACCGGGAGCTGTTCGACGTTATGACGAAGGGTTCCGGGGATGCCAGGACACAGCCTTTGTTCTTCCTGATCACTACGGCGGGGACGGACCGGCATTCTGTCTGTTTTGAACAGCATCAGAAAGCGGAGGACATTTTGTGCGGGAGGAAGATAGACCTGACGTTCTATCCGGTGATTTACGGGGCTTCTGACGATGCGGACTGGACTTCGGAAGAAGTGTGGCATCAGGCGAACCCGTCCCTGGGGCATACGATTGACATTGGTAAGGTGCGGAATGCGTGTATGAGTGCCAGGGACAATCCGGCAGAGGAAAATATTTTCCGGCAGCTTCGGCTGAACCAGTGGGTGAAGCAGTCCACACGGTGGATGCAGATGGAGAAGTGGGATGCCTGTGCTTTCCCGGTGGACGAGGGGGAGCTTCTGGGGCGGGAGTGTTACGGTGGGCTGGATCTGTCCAGTTCTATTGATATCACGGCTTTTATGTTGGTGTTTCCGCCCAGGGACGATACGGAGAAGTATGTGTTCCTGCCGTATTTCTGGATACCGGAGGAAAACATGATGCGTAGGGTGCGGCGTGACCATGTGCCGTATGACGTGTGGGAGAAGCAGGGGGTTCTGGAGACTACGGAAGGGGATGTGATCCATTATGGGTTCATTGAGAATTTCATAGACAATCTGGGGAAGAAATTTCGCATAAAGGAGATTGCCTTTGACCGGTGGGGAGCGGTGCAGATGGTACAGAACCTGGAGGGGCTTGGTTTTACGGTGGTTCCGTTCGGTCAGGGCTTCAAGGATATGTCGCCGCCGTCCAAGAGGCTGATGGAGCTGGTGCTGGAGAAGAATATCTCGCACGGAGGGCATCCGGTCCTTAGGTGGATGATGGATAATATTTTTATCCGGACGGACCCGGCAGGGAACATCAAGCCGGATAAGGAGAAGTCCACGGAGAAGATTGACGGTGCGGTGGCGGCAATCATGGCGCTTGACCGGGCGATTAGGCATGGCGGAAGTACGGGAAGCGTGTATGACGAGAGGGGAATTTTGAGCTTTTAGCCTGATGGGACTGAAAAATTAAAAAATCTTTTGATTATGGGGTTGACTCTCACACTATGGTATACTCTAAAGTATGATTGAGCTCAGGAAGACACATATATGTGAGGTGGAACGAATGTTAAGGATAGGAGATTTTTCAAAACTGTCAAGGATTAGTATCCGTATGCTCCGGCATTATGATGAAATAGGAATCCTTCACCCGGAATGCGTGGACGATTTTACAGGATACCGCTATTACAGCGAGTCCCAGCTTCCTCTGGCCGGAAAGATACAGGCATTAAAAAGCCTGGGCTTCGGGCTTTCCATGATAAAAGAAATACTGGGCAAATATGAGGATGTACAGGAAATGGAGCGGTTCCTGATTTTGAAACGGAAGGAGCTGGAAGGGGAAGCCAGAGAGATACGGCAGAAGCTGCAGTTTCTTGACAGTACATTGAAATGGATGAGAAAGGATGGTAACCTTATGGATTATAATGTGACATTAAAAACATTACCGGAGCGGTACGTTGCAAGTGTGCGGCAGGTGATCCCTGCTTATGACCAGGAAGGGCTGTTATGGGAGATTATGTGCCGGGAACTGGAAGGACAGAATGTGCAGCAGGCAGCGCCGTGTTATGGGATGGCGATTTTCCACGATGAAGGGCATAAGGAGCATGACCCGGATGTGGAGATTCAGAGTACGGTTGTGGGAACATATCAGGATACGGAGCATGTGAAATTTAAGACCGTGCCGCCTATTCAGATTGCGTCTGCCACATATAAGGGCGGTTATGACCAGATTTCGAGGGTGAATGCGGCTGTTGCAAACTGGGTGGTTGAGAATGGGTATGATTTTAACGGGAAGTCATTCTGTATCTACCATGTAAGCCCCAGTGACACATCTGACCCGGAGGAAATGGTCACGGAAGTCTGTTTTCCGGTAAAAAAGAAATAGCAGTGTGTTGATTTGGACATATAGGGGGGCGTCTCTTCGGAGGCGCTTCTTTTTTGCTGATTTTTAGGAGGCGTGTATGAAACTGGCATCTATTTTAGGTATCCGGGGTGCGAGGGATAAGCCGAGGGACAGTTACGGGGGTACGGCTTATTCCTTTTTGTTTGGGCGGAGCAGCAGCGGGAAGGTCGTGAATGAGCGGACGGCCATGCAGACCACGGCGGTCTATTCCTGTGTGCGGATTCTGTCGGAGGCGATTGCTTCCCTGCCGGTGCATTTGTACCGGTATGCGGGGAGGGGGAAGGTGCGGGTGTATGACCATCCTTTGTATTATCTCCTGCATGACGAGCCGAACCCGGAGATGACTTCTTTTGTGTTCCGGGAGACGCTTATGAGCCATCTTTTGATCTGGGGGAATGCCTATGCGCAGATCATACGGGACGGCAGGGGCCGGGTGCTTGGGCTGTACCCGCTGCTGCCGGACAAGGTGGAGGTTGACCGGGACGGTAAGGGGGAGCTTTATTATGTCTATAACCGGTACAGTGACGAGAACCCGAACTTTGGGGAGTACGGCAGGGTGTATCTTGCACCGGAGGATGTGCTGCATATCCCCGGGCTTGGGTTTGACGGGCTGGTGGGGTATTCTCCCATTGCCATGGCGAAGAATGCGGTGGGGATGACGCTGGCCTGTGAGGAATACGGGGCGGGGTTCTTTGAGAACGGGGCCACGCCTGGCGGTGTATTGGAGCATCCGGGGGTGTTGAAGGACCCGGCGAAGGTGCGGGAGAGCTGGCACGCTGTCTACGGGGGCTCTAAGAATGCGGGGAAGGTTGCCGTTCTGGAAGAGGGCATGAAGTACCAGCAGATCGGGATTCCGCCGGAGGAAGCGCAGTTTCTGGAGACCAGGAAGTTCCAGGTGGACGAGATTGCCAGGCTGTACCGGATTCCGCCGCATATGGTTGGGGATCTGGATAAGAGCAGTTTTTCCAACATTGAGCAGCAGTCGCTGGAGTTTGTGAAGTATACGCTGGACCCATGGGTGATCCGGTGGGAGCAGTCTTTACAGAAAGCCTTATTGCTGCCCCAGGAGAAGCGGGAGTATTTTGTGAAGCTGAACGTGGACGGGCTTCTGCGGGGGGATTACCAGAGCCGTATGACCGGGTATTCTGTGGGGCGGCAGAATGGGTGGCTGTCTGCGAATGATATCAGGGAGATGGAGGACATGAACCCGATCCCTGCGGAGGAAGGAGGGGACTTGTACCTGGTGAACGGGAATCTGTGCAAGCTGGAAGATGCAGGGCTGTTTGCGGGAAAGAACCTGCAGGAGCCAGAGACGACGGACGGGAGGATGTCCCGGCAGGGCTATCCCGGACAGGGGCAGTGAGGCATGGGAACATGAAAGCATAAAGGTATAAAGGCATAAAAGCAGAATAAAGGCGTTTTGGAAGCTGACAGGCGGAGATATCTGACGGCTTTTTTTGTGCGCTGATTTATGGGGATTGGCGGGAAGTATTGGAAGAATCGGAAAGTGAGGTGCAGGGATGAAGCGGAAGTTTTGGAACTGGATACGGAATGAGACAGACGGGGAGAGGACCCTGGTTTTAAACGGGGAGATTTCGGATGAGACCTGGTACGGGGACGAGGTGACGCCGGCGCTGTTCCGGAAGGAGCTGAATGCAGGGACGGGAGATATTACGGTCTGGATTAATTCTCCGGGCGGGGATGTGTTTGCGGCGGCGCGGATTTATAACATGCTGATGGAGTATAAGGGGGATGTGCGGGTGAAGGTGGACGCTCTGGCGGCTTCGGCGGCGTCTGTGATCGCCATGGCGGGGACGGAGGTTCTGATGTCTCCGGTGGGCATGATGATGATCCACAATCCCATGACGATTGCCATTGGGGACAGTAAGGAGATGCAGAGGGCGGGGGAGATGCTGGACGAGGTGAAGGAGAGTATCATGAACGCCTATGAGATCAAGACGGGCATGAGCCGGGCCAGGATTTCCCATCTGATGGATGCGGAGAGCTGGTTTAACGCAAGGAAGGCGGTGGAGCTTGGGTTTGCGGACGGGGTTCTGCGTGGGGACGGTACGGAGGATAAAGCTAGGGGCGGGGAGCCGGAGGGCGTGATGTTTTCGCGCATGGCGGTGACTAATTCGCTGCTGTCTAAGCTGATACCGGAGCATAAGGAAACGGAGAAGAAAGTTCCGGTGGAGCAGTTGGAGAAGCGGTTACAGTTGTTATCACATTAAATTTATGGAGGTATGAAGATGAAGAAGATTTTGGAGTTGAGGGAGAAACGTGCGAAGGCATGGGAGGCGGCGAAGGCTTTTCTGGACAGTAAGAGGGGCGAGGACGGCCTTTTGTCGGCGGAGGATACGGCTGCTTATGAGAGGATGGAGCAGGAGGTTATGGATCTGGGGAAGGAGATTGAGAGGCTGGAACGGCAGGCGGCGATTGATGCGGAGCTGAACAGGCCTACTTCGGAGCCGATTGTGAATAAGCCGAACAATGACCCGGAGGGGGACGGGAAGAAGGGGAGGGCTTCGGATAAGTACCGGAGGACTTTCTGGAATGCCATGCGGCGGAAGAGTTTTTATGATGTGGAGAATGCCCTGCAGGTGGGGACGGATTCGGAGGGCGGGTATCTGGTGCCGGACGAGTTTGAGCATACGCTGGTGGAGGCTCTGGAGGAAGAGAATTTTTTCCGGGGGATCGCTACGGTGATCCAGACTTCCAGCGGGGACCGGAAGATCCCGGTGGTTGCCACGAAGGGGACGGCTTCCTGGATTGACGAGGAGGGGGCTTACCCGGAGTCGGATGATTCTTTCGGACAGGTTTCTATTGGGGCTTATAAGGTGGCTACGATGTTGAAGGTGTCGGATGAGCTTCTGAATGACAGTGTGTTTGACCTGGAGGCGTATATCTCTAAGGAGTTCGGGCGCAGGATTGGGACGAAGGAGGAAGAGGCGTTCTTTACCGGGGACGGGAAGGGGAAGCCTACGGGGATTTTTAATGCTGCGGGCGGGGCTTCTGACGGGGTGACTACGGCAGCGGCGAGTATTACGTTTGACGATGTGATGGATCTGTTTTATGCGTTGAAGTCGCCGTACCGGAGGAAGGCGGTCTGGGTGCTGAATGATACGACGGTGAAGGCTCTGCGGAAATTGAAGGACAATAACGGGAATTATATCTGGCAGCCGTCGGTGCAGGCGGGGCAGCCGGATATGATCCTGAACCGGCCTTATTATACTTCGGCTTATGTGCCGGAGGTGGCGGCCGGGGCGAAGGTGATGGCTTTCGGGGATTTCTCTTATTATTGGATCGCGGACCGGCAGGGGAGGTCTTTTAAGAGGCTGAATGAGCTGTTTGCGGCTAACGGGCAGGTGGGTTTCCTGGCGAGCCAGAGGGTGGACGGGAAGCTGATTCTCTCCGAAGCTGTGAAGACTATGGCGATCAAGGGGAGCAGCGCCGGGGCGTAAGGTTTCGGGGTGTTTTGGTTTTAAAGGCAGGAGGGATACGGGATGGCGGTTGTGACGCTGGAAGAGGCGAAGCGGTATCTCCGGGTGGACAGCGGGGACGAGGACGGGTTTATTTCCGGGCTGTTGGAGACTGGGGAGAGTATGTGCGCGGATATGGCGCGGATGGAAGCGGAAGAGCTGGAGGGGCATCTTCCTATGGCGCGGATTGCTGTTCTGTATGTCACTGCGTATCTGTATGAGCACAGGGAGCAGGCGGACCATGAGGAACTGGTACAGACGCTGCGCTCTCTGTTGTTCGGTATCAGGAGGGAAGTGTTCTGATGGCGGAGTGGAGCGGGGGCAGCGGCAGCAGGGACGGCGGCGGCTTCCGGAAGGGGTATCCTCTGGGGGAGTGGAAGGAGCGGATCACGATCCAGAGAAGTTCCCTGGGGAATGATAAGGCCGGGAACCATGTGCTGGTCTGGGAGGATTATTTCTGCTGTTCGGCTTTTGTGAACGGTCTTTCCGGGAAGGAGTATTGGGAGGCGGCGCAGGTGAACGCGCAGAGGGATATTTATTTCATTATCCGGTATTGTTCGGAGGTGGCCGGTATGGACACGGAGCATTACCGGGTTTTGTTTCGGGGGCAGGTTTATGATCTTGTGTTTATTGACAATGTGCGGTATCAGAACAGGATGTTGAAGCTGCGGGCTTCTTTGGTGAAGAGGTGATTGGGTGTCGGAGAATCAGAGGGTGTCTGTGGACCGGATGGCGGATGTCATTATGGAGGGGCTTACGGAGTATGCGGAGCTTGCCGCGGACGTGATGAAGGACTGTGTGAGGAAGGCCGGGGATACGGTGAAGCGGGAGGCAAAGGCGGGCGCGCCGGTGAAGACCGGGAGGTATAAGAAGAGCTGGGCGGTGAGGCGGCAGAGGGAGACTTCCAATGTTTTGGAGGTGGTGGTGCATAGCAGAGACCGGTATCAGCTTACCCATCTTCTGGAGAAGGGTCATGCGAAGCGGGGAGGCGGGCGGGTGAAGGCTGTCCCGCATATTGCCCCGGCGGAGGAAAAGGGTGTCCGGGAGCTGGAAGAGGGGATAAAAAGGGGGCTGTCTAAGTGAGCCATGAGGATGTGCTGAAAATGATGGAGGAACTGGGGCTTCCTTTTGCCTATGACCATTTTGTGGAAGGGGAGGCCCCGGAGCCGCCTTTTGCGGTGTTCCTTTATCCCAGGGCGGATAATTTTTCTGCGGACGGGGTGGCGTATTTTAAGAGGAATGCGCTGGATATTGAGGTGTATACGGACTTGAAGGACCCGGAGCTGGAGGAGGGCATAGAGGCGGTGCTGTTGAGGCATGGGATTTTCTATGGGAAGAGTGAGGTCTGGATTGAGTCGGAGCGGCTGTATGAGGTTTTGTATGAGATGGAGGTTTAGGGCGGATGAATAACAAGGTGAAGTTTAATATCTGTAATTGTTATTATGCGCTGCAGAGGGTGGCGGAGGACGGGGAGATGACGTTTGACGTGCCGGTGGCGATGCCTGGGGCGGTTTCGCTGGCACTGGACCCGAATGGGGAGCCGGAGTCGTTTTATGCGGACGGGATTGAGTATTATATTATTGCCAACAATATGGGGTATGACGGGGACCTGGAGCTGGCGCTGATCCCGGAGAGTTTCCGGACGGATGTGTTGAAGGAGGAAGCGGACGGGAATGAGGTGCTGGTGGAGAACGCCAATTCGGAGACGGGGGCTTTTGCGCTGCTGTTTGAGTTCGACGGGGATATCAGGAAGATCCGGCATGTGCTGTATAATTGTTCTGCCAGCAGGCCGAAGATTGAGGGAAAGACCAATGAGGAGAGCCGGGAGGTGCAGACGGAGACGCTGACGGTGAAGGCCAGGCCGCTGGCAAGCGGGTATGTGAAGGCGAAGACGGGGAATAAGACTTCGGCGGAGACTTATGAGGGGTGGTATAAGAGTGTGTATCTGCCGGTTCCGAAGACGGAGGCTGGCGGCGGTGTCGAGGAAGAGGGACAGGGTTGAAGGAGGCTGAAAGGGTATGAGTATTGTGAGGAAGGTCGGGATTGACGGGAAGGAGGTGCTGTTTAAGGCATCGGCGGCGATCCCGAGGATTTACCGGTTGAAGTTCCAGAGGGATATTTATAAGGATCTGCGGATTCTGGAGAAGAGTATTGGGGAGGGGGATGAGGAGCGTTCCAACTTGGATCTTTTTTCTTTGGAGATGTTTGAGAATATCGCTTATACGATGGCGAAACACGCAGACCCGGCTATCCCGGATGATGTGGAGGAATGGCTGGACGGGTTTAATACGTTTTCGATTTATCAGGTGCTGCCGGAGCTTATCAAGCTGTGGGGGCTGAATGTGAAGACGGATGCGGAGGCTAAAAAAAACTTCGGTCAACAGAGCGGGAGATGACTACGCCGCTGTTCCTGCTCCGGTGTGTGCAGCTTGGGATCTCTATGGCGGATATGGAGCTTTTGTCTATTGGGCTGGTGAATGATATGTTTGTGGAGAGCCGGAATGACGAGTGCAGGTATGCGGAGATTGGGACGCAGGAGGATATGGACCGGTTTTGAAATCTGATTGATATGGCGGCCTTTTTCTGCTATAATTTGGTGGTGGAAAAAGGCTGAAAAATATTAGCTGAAAAAATACAATGGTGATATATATGAATATTAAGGATTGGCATGTAAATATGCGAGAGGGATTTTCCGATAGAAACAATTTGATTTCGTTGAAAAAGACATTACAATATGACGATTTGGATTATCGGACAAGAGTAGAAATCCTAAACAAAACAGATGAAATATTTGTTGAGTATTTTAAGCAGGAGAATGTAAATTGGGGAATCATTAGAAATAGAAAAACTCATCCAGATTTCGGGTGTGATTTGCTAAAAGATGTATTCTGCATTCCCTATGTTGAAGCAGAAGAAATCAGTCAGGATGGAAGTTGGGAAGAAGTAGTAAATAATGTCATATTAAATCATCCTTATTTTGAAGTTTTTGACTTGCTGGAATATATTTCACACGAAACACAAGACATAACGCAAGGGGAATTACCATATGACAATTTGCCTTCTCCGGAGGAACGATATAATGAAGTATTCAAAAAGGAATACGTTGGATATCGTTTTATTAAAGGGAAAATAAGGAATATTACAGATGAGAATGAAATACAAGAAATAGTAAAGGCCTCTTTATCTCCATATGAAGAAGTAAATTTTCATTTAGATAAAGCAAGCGAAAGATTATCAGATAGAAAAAATCCAGATTATGAGAACTCAATTAAAGAGAGCATAAGTGCTGTTGAGGCAATGTGTGTTATTTTACTAGAAGAAAAAGGAGAATTGGGTACTCTGTTAAAAAAATTAGAAAAGGCAGGTATAAAGATACATCCGGCATTAAAAGAAGCTTTTTTAAAGCTGTACGGATATACAAGTGATGCCAAAGGCATTAGGCATGCAGGCAGTATAGGAGGTACAGAATCGACTTTTGAAGAAGCCAAGTTTATGTTAGTATCATGTAGCGCATTTATAAATTATTTAAAAGAAGTATCAATTAAAATCAAATAGTAACTTACATAGGCGTTTGTCGGAAATGGCAGACGCTTTTTTGTTGCATTTTTATGGGAGCCGGGGTGGCTCCTTTTTTCGTTGGAGAAAGGCGGGTGAGGGTTGTGGCATCCAGGATTCAGGGGATTACGGTGGAGATTGGCGGGGATACTACGAAGCTCTCCACGGCGCTTTCAAAGGTGAATAAGGAGATTCGGGACACGCAGGCGCAGTTGAAGGACGTGAACAAGCTGTTGAAGCTGGACCCAGGCAATGCGGAGCTGATGGCGCAGAAGCAGCGGCTTCTGGCCCAGGCTGTGGGGGAGACCAGGGAGAAGCTGGAGGCGTTGAGGCTGGCGGGGCAGCAGGCGAATGAGGCTCTGGCGAAGGGGGAGATTTCCCGGAGCCAGTATGATGCTTTGCAGAGGGAGATTGCGGAGACGGAGCAGGCCCTGTGGGACTTGGAGCGGCAGGCGGAGCAGGCTTCGGTGGCTTTGCAGAAGATTGGGGCCGCGGGGGAGAAGCTGCGGGATGTGGGTTCGGCGATTGAGGGGGCCGGGCGGAAGCTGATGCCGGTGACGGCGGCTGTGGGCGGGCTTTCCGCGGCTGCGGTGAAGGTGGCTTCTGATTTTGATTCTGCCATGAGCCAGGTGGCGGCGGTGTCCGGGGCGGCGGGGAAGGAGCTGGATGCCCTGCGGGACAAGGCCAGGGAGATGGGGAGTAAGACGAAGTTCTCCGCTTCGGAGGCGGCGGAGGCCATGAATTATATGGCTATGGCCGGGTGGAAGACCGGGGATGTGCTGGAGGGGATTGAGGGAATCATGAACCTGGCGGCGGCTTCCGGGGAGGACCTGGCGACTACTTCGGATATTGTGACGGACGCTCTGACGGCTTTGGGGCTGTCGGCGGCGGATTCGGGGCATTTTGCGGATATTTTGGCGGCGGCGAGTTCTAATGCGAATACGAATGTTGCCATGATGGGGGAGACGTTTAAGTATTGTGCGCCGGTTGCAGGGGCTTTGGGATTCACGGCAGAGGATACGGCGGAAGCCATCGGGCTGATGGCGAATGCGGGCATCAAGTCTTCCCAGGCAGGCACAGCCATGAGGACCATGCTGACCAGCCTTACCGGGGAAGTGACCTTTGTGGGGGATGCCTTTGGGGAGCTGACGGTGCAGACGGTCAATGCGGACGGGAGTATGAGAAGCCTGGGGGATATCCTGGGAGACTGCCGGGCGGCGTTTTCGCAGATGTCGGAGGCGGAGAGGGCGGCCAATGCGGAGGCTCTGGTGGGGAAGAATGCCATGAGCGGATTCCTGGCGGTGATGAACGCGGCTCCGGGGGATATTGAGAAGCTGAACAGTGCCATTAATAACTGTGACGGTACGGCGGAGCGGATGGCCGAGACCATGCAGGACAATCTGGCGGGGCAGCTTACGATCTTGAAGAGCCAGTTGGAGGAGCTGGCAATTTCCATAGGGGAGATTTTGATGCCGTCTATCCGGCAGGTTGTCGGGTGGATTCAGGGGCTTGTGGACTGGCTGAACGGTCTGGACGAGGGGACGAAGAAGGTCATTGTGACGGTGGCTCTGGTGGCGGCGGCTCTGGGGCCGGTGCTGATTGTGGTCGGGAAAGTTGTCGGGGCTGTCGGGACGATTTTGACGGTGGTTCCGAAGGTTGCGGGGGCTGTTTCCGGGGTGATCGGGTTTGTGTCGGGGACGGTGGTTCCGGCGTTGTCGGCGGTGGTGGCGGCTATCGGGTGGGTTCCCATTGCTATTGCTGCGGTGATCGGGGCTGTGGTGCTGCTTTATAATAAGTGTGAGTGGTTCCGGGATGCGGTGGATGCGGTCTGGGCGCAGGTGAGGGACTTTTTTGTTTCTGCCTGGGAGGTTATCTGTTCGTTTTTTACGGAGACTATACCGGCGGCCTGGGAGGCGCTGGTTTCGTTTTTTGAGGGGATTCCGGCCTGGTGGTCGGGGCTTTGGCAGTCGGTGGGGGATTTCTTCGGGAGTGTCTGGACGGGCATGATGGAGAATCCGGTGCTGGCCGGGATTGTGGATATGATCCGCTCTTTGTGGGAGAATCTTTCTGTTACGTTGCAGGGGATCTGGTCTGGGATTCAGGCTGCGGCTTCGGGGGCCTGGGAGTTGATTAAGAATGTGGTGCTGGGGCCGGTTCTGCTGCTGATTGACTTGGTGACGGGGAATTTTACGAAGCTGAAAGAGGATGCGCTGCATATCTGGACGAATATCCAGCAGGCGGCTTCTGCTATCTGGACGGGGATTGGGCAGATGGTTGGCTCTGCGGTGCAGGGGCTGGTGAACCATGTGTCTATTCTGCTGTCGGGGCTTCAGGATTTTATGGGGAATTTGTGGTCTGTGGTGTCTTCGGCGGCGGTTGTTGCCTGGAACGGGTTGAAAAATCTGGTGGTTTCCGTGGCGGGGAATTTGAGGCAGTCGGCGGTGGAGGCTTTCCGGGGGATGGTGTCGGGGATTGGTTCGGCGCTGGCTTCTCTGGGGAGTGTGGTGCAGAATGGGTTCCAGTCGGCCATTGGGTTTATTACGTCTCTGCCGGGGCGGGCTTTGCAGTGGGGGATGGATTTTATCAACGGGATTGCGGAGGGTATCCGCAGTGCCATAGGGAATGTGGTGAGCGCGGTGTCTGACGTGGCGGATAAGATACGTTCTTTCCTGCATTTTTCTGTGCCGGACGAGGGGCCTTTGACGGATTATGAGAGCTGGATGCCGGATTTTATGGGCGGTCTGGCGAGAGGGATTGAGAGGAGCCGGGGGCTGGTGCGGAAAGCCGTGGAGGGTGTGGCCGGGGATATGGTGGTGAGCCCGAAGCTGGCGGATATGCAGGCGGTCCAGGCGCAGGGGGCTTCTCTGGAGGCTGTGCGGCAGATGGTTTCGGGGCTGCGGGAGATGTTTGCGGGGATGCAGAGCGGGGAGAATTTTGGGACGATCTGTATTCCAGTGTATGTGGGCGGCACGCTGCTGGATGAGGTGGTAGTGGACGCGCAGGCGAGGCAGAATCTTAGGTCGGGAGGGAGATAGGG